CTGTTGAAGCTGGGATTGCACGCCGCGAAGAGCACGATCAAGCGCTATATCAAACTAGATACTCGGTCCTGGTTCATCTCAGCAGACATGTAGAACCTTTATCCACAACCATGCAACTTCATTTGCATCATCCCACCGTTCAATTTCAACATAACACTCAGTTGTTTCATCATCAGTTGTAACAGCTATCTTGAGCCTGTTATCATCAGAGGCTAATTCATCAAACACACAGGACACATCAACATCACCTATTCCAGAAGACGCAGAAAGATATACCAGAATCGGGAAATTTGAAAGATCCGAATCCACATTTGTATTGCTTATGGTTAATTTTATTCGCTTTGCCCAGCTGCCCAACCAAGCCATGAATTACCCCTTACGAAGTTGCAACTTCAATGTTTTTGATTAAAAAACTTGACCCATCGTTGACAGTGTAATCCGTGCCGTAGTCGATGCAGCCGATAACGGTATCGTCCGCCGTGGTGTCATCATAAAGAATCGCCGACCCCGTAGGCCCGATACTACCCCCGTCCCCCGTCCATGACACGTCATCACAGGTCATTTTCCCTTTGTCGTTTGCGTCATCTTCCGCGAGAACAAAGTTCGCCAGCTCTTTGTTATCCTTAGTGTATCCGTACTCCGTTGCCAACTGACTGGCAGTGACATTCGCCAAGGTCGCATGGGTGTCTTTGTCGAACGCGAACTCATCATCCATCAATATAATTTTGATTGAATCGGCCGACAAGTCGATCAGCTTCTTCATAAGCTGGTACTTGTAATGGTTTCTCAGTGTCAGTGTTATAGCCATGACATTTCTCCTTAATTAAGTTTTTCTTTCACTAAAATCCGAAGTCGGACTTTGCCGTCGTCCGGTTCTACTAATTCTATGCTCCCAGAAAAAGCACCCTCAGTTACCATAAACATCAGAAGGCTGTATGTCTGGGCTAAATACTGCAATCTTTCATAGAGGCTTTGTTCATACCGTGCCACAACCTCCCACGTTTGGTCTCCGTAAGTGAAGCCGCCATCAGAAAAGACACACCCTCCATCCAGCGTCTTCGTTCGGGTGATTCTGCGAGTGGTCGTGAACAGCTTGGAATCAGGCAGCATTACAAAATTAGTATTGCCCTTTACATCCATAGTCGTTGTCGCTATGCCCATCATTCCCCACATAATTTACACTCCCAAAAGAAACTCAGCACCCGTTGCATTGGCCCTGATTTTGATCTGTTCTAAAACCTCCCACATAATCATCTCTAAGTGCGGTTCAAGTCCGGATCCATCGATGGTTATCATGGCCTCACCTTTCGCTATTTGCTCCATCTTGATCTTGTTCATTTCGATTTGCTGCTTGGTCAACTCTTTTTGCAAGTCAAATTCCTGTTGCCTTCGTTTTTCCTCTGCATCTATCTGCTTTTCCAATTCCCACTTTTGCAACTGCCCCAGGTCGCCTCCTCCGACCAACGTCTCCCATAATGATTGCATCGTGTCCCCTGTGCTCTTAATCCCCACGTTGACGGATTCAAACATTGACCCCCATTTCTTTGTTTCTGCTTCCAGTGTAGCGGTTGTCGTTTTTACCTGCCCTTCGATAAGCGCCGTTGCGATCTCCGCCTGGGCTTTGATCTTTTCTGTGTCCATCTCGACATTAACCGTTTTGCCTTTTGTCACCTGGTCTAATGCCTCTTCTGTTTTTTTCAGGCTTTCCTCATCGATTTCGGTTTTATATTTAGCATTGAGCTCTTTGAGTTCCGGATGCAGATTCATCCACGCTTGTATTTCAGTACTAACGCCCTCGATCGTACCGGCATGGTCGGACATCTGCGAATTCATCTCACCCAGTGTTTTGTTAAGTTCATCGACTTCGCTACTGGCCGCTTCCATCGTGATGTTGAATGATTCCTGCTCGGCCCGAGCCGCTTCCGATGAGCTTTGATATCCGAAGATACTTGCCGCGAGATCGTCCCAAAATGTAATGGATTCGCTGATCATCGGAGCCAGTTCCTCGGCCAGTGTCACTGTCAACGCAAGCGCACCCACGCTAACAGCCGCAAGACCTGCAACTATCACCCCACCGCCTAGGCCTGCTCGTAAAAGGGCGAGTGAGCCTTGAAGCGCACCGGTCGCCCCTCCGATACCCAATATCGTTTTAATAACACTGGTTCCGGCTATGACTACAAGAGCCTTACCAACCATATCAAGCCCGGCGCCAAAACCGCTGAAGACTCCCATAACCTTTTCGATTGCCTGCGCGAACCCAAAGACATTTCCAGTGGCTTTTTGTGTACTATCGTCCAGGTCGAGAAACTCTTTGGCGGCTGCTCCTACCATTGCAAGCCACGGCCCCCAAGCATCCACCATGCCGGCCGTGATATTGACCAAAGTCGTGATCCCGTCTATAACCCCCTGAACTACTTTGGTCAGCCCTTCCGGTGTCTTCAGGTCGATATCACCAAACAGAGACTCAATCGCCTCCTGTACTTCATCGTCCAAGTCATCGAAGGAAGCCAGGAACCCACCCCAGTCAACACTCTCCATAGCGGCGGGTAGGTTTTTGGCAATCTCTCCCAAGGTCGCTCCAAGATTCGATGCAAAGGCAGAGATCTTGGCAAAGATAGGATCGAACGTGCCATCTGTAACCATGTTCTCAAGTACATTTTCAATATCTGCGCCGCTGTTTATGGCTTCGGTGGCTGCGGCCCTGAACTCATCCCCAATAACGATGGAAAGATTATTAAATCCCGCGACAAATCTCTTAACCGCAACCTCTCCTGTTTCCAGCTTCTTTGCGACTTCAAGAGCAGCGGACCCGGTTGCACCCATCGCAACAGCGGTGATCTCCGAACTGTAGGCCAGCCCGTCAAAAACTTCTACCATCTTTGCGGCCTGTCTGATTCCAACAAGCTGCGAGGTCACAAATAATTTCTGATTTTCATCGAGAGTTTCAAAGGCATGAGCAACGTCAAACAGAATATCCTTACCAGACCTTAAAGCACCGTTTGTGTCGGTCTGTGAAACACCAATCGAAGCAAGGGCACTACGGACAGGGGCGGCATCGTCAATCAATTTCAAGAGTCCCATTTTCAAGGCGGTACTTGCTTCGTCACCACTTCGGAAAATCTCTATGATAGGAGTAAGGACACCGGCTGTCTCTTCAAAGGAAAACCCCATCTTCTTCGCGATAGGTGAAAGGGTTGCCATCCCAACACCAAGCTCGGTGACGTTGGTTGCATACTGGTTTGAGACTGTATTTAGGATATCAACTAAACGTGCAGCATCTTCGGCGGGGGCTTTAAACCCCTTTAACGTGGCTATGATAATCTCGGTTGCCTGAGCGGACTCAAACCCTGCTTCTGAAGCTGCGAGGACAAGGTTCATGGAGTCGTTTGCCAGGATAGCAATTTCCTGTACTTCAAACCCAGCCCGCTTGAAATCCGTCATGGAGTCAAGGATCCCGGTTGAGCTTTCGCCGTAACGATCTGACAACTCAAGGGCAGCGGCAGACACTACACCGATTTGATCAGCTTGTGAGCCTAAGATTTTCTCAAGGTTTACTACGGAGGTTTCAAATTCAAAAGATTTTTTGGTTGCGTAAACTAACCCACCCACGGCAAGGGCGGCAAGGGCGGCGTCAACTTTAAGAACAGCATCACCCAAGTCAGCAAGAGGCTTTGCAGCATTTTGTACCGTATCAGCTAAAGAGCCGATTTTACGGCCAACACCGGAAATAGCAGTGCCGGTTTTATCGACTCCCTGAAAGATTATTGCTACTGTTCGCTCGACATCGGCCATTTTATTTATACCCTAAACCGTCGAGGTAGAGCCCCCACAGTTCCAGTTCAGTGTTCGTTAAGAATTCTTGAGGGAACAAATCAGGCCGCGCCTCGTACAGAAAACGGCCCCTGACATGACACAAAGCTAAACTTGCCCGGACGTCGTCTTGCTGCCAGAGGCTTTGGCTTTTCCCGGCTCGTGCCCTTTCCCGGTAAGTGTGGTGATTGCATTGGTAAGCTGAAAAAACTCGACAGGGAACGCAGTGCAGAGCTTCAGGGCAAGGTCTAAATCACAAGCGGGTTCAACAGAACCGAGAACCAGCATCTCAAGACGTTTCGCAATATCTTCCGGGGTGTCATTTTCGACATTCCCTATCAGTTTGCGGACGGCATCTGTTTTCTTCGAGTTCTGTGAAGATACAAGGCCGTCGAGAATAGCTGCAATATTCTTGTTTCTTACAACCGCCTCGTTTGCTCTCCCCAATTCTTTGCCGGTAAGCCCCCGAACTTTCCAAACCAGTTCATCCTTTTTATCAAAAAAGGGTTTGAGGTCTGGGACTTTTATATCTTCAGTCCGGGGTACCAGCTTTGCGTCTAAAAACGCGCTTGTATTAAAGGACATAGTCTACTCGCTCAACACGTCAAAGGAAGCGGTTTCAGCGGTCAGAGTACAGGCCGCATTGATTGAGTCACCAGCCGGGAATTTACGCGCCAGCCCAAGATATCCCTGTGTTAAGAGATAAGGGGTCGTGTTGAGGCGATCTGGTCTAAACCTGAGCCAAATAAGCTCATCCTTGAGACGCTCAAAGCCTTCGTAAATGCCGGAGTTCATTTCAACATTAAACGATCCCTGAGCCAAGGAACTCGACTTGCTTCCGATAGTTGCCCCATAAACCTGTTTCGAGGAAACGGAGTGCGAAGTTTCAGCGGGTACAAAGTCAGAGGCTTTCGGCACCTCAGACCATGACGGCGTGTAATAACTGGCCCACACTTCTTTGGGAAGCGGCCCTGCGTGTATCAAGGGAAGCGCAGAGTCAAAATCCACTCCCCCGTACGTCAGAACGCCACTTGAAACACGGGCATATTTAACCGTCCATCCGGGGTAATCATAACGCTCGACATTGGTTCCGACAATCTGGCTGATTTCGGAAGAGGTAACGGCGGCGTCGGGTATTGCGCTGAACTTCACCCATCCAATTTCGATGGAATCCACAGTAACCAGAACGGGTCCTCCTTCGCCACCACGCGTATCGGAGAAGGCGGTGGCGTCGGTTCCTGCCTCTACGACGATCGCAGCGGCGGCGGAGATGACAATCGAGTTGATGATATGGGTATCCGTGGTTACAGCCCTGGTACATGAAACGTCTGTGTCAGCTTCAACGGTTGTGAGAACTCCATCAATATAAGCCGTTCCTGCGCTTACGTCGATAAGGTTTTCCGTCCCGGAAGCTGCGGGAGTGATAACACACCCAGTCACAAGGCCCTGCGGCGTTACGGTCGGCGCGTAACCGGATCGCCCGGAAATAATAGTATCGGCTGAGTTGTAGACAATGTGATCCCCGCTGTTCGAGAGTACGGCCAAAGCTACAGCGGTCTGGCCGGCCTCATAGTGTAGAATTGCATTATAAGCGGTAGGCATGGTTTAATCCTCCTTATATTTCTTTGTTTTTTTAGGTTTTGTTTCTCTCACCAAAATGGCTATTCCATCCTCGGTTGTGGCCGTTTCCGGGTTCCCGAGAACAACTGAATATCTGTTAAGTATTTCTCCGATTGCTTGTCCGTATCGGTGTTTTTCTTGTTCTTTGTCCATGATAACCTCTATTCCGGTTGATGGTATGGATCCCCTGCGAGAGTCCGGTATAAAATACTGAAGGTGGTCTGACTTCCGGTTGATATTTCTCCCGGCTGCGGATAGCTCTCAGTGCCACCCTGAGCATAAGCAATGTCATCTATCAAGCCACCCATAGCATCAATAGAACTTTGCCCTGTGGGGGCTCCTGTAGCCGCAGCGACAACCGCCCCGGATACCTTCAGGTTCTCTGCCTGAAACTCTCCTGCAACTCTTCGGAGGGCTATGGTTCCGACGGCATCGTTTTCCACCCATGAGCCGGAAGTAATTGAAACGGAAATCACATAACCGGTTGCTTTTGACGTTGCCCCGGTAATCGTATCCCCAAGGCTTATTTCTGTTGCCCCTGAATCGAAGGGTAAGGCCCAGGTGTCCCCGGTCAAACATTCAATCAGGTCTGCAAGCATGGCCTCCGAGACATCGACAGGGTCACTTGAGCCAAGTAACGAGAGGGCTTCAACCTCAACAGCTGTTGTGCAATGATTTTCGTTGTATCGGCGTTCAACGGTTTCTATTTTCGGCCAAAGAACAACAGCGGGCAGTTCATCGGGATCAAGTTTTGATCTCACTGTATGGACATTTGCACCACATTCAGTTCTGTAACCGTTTGCGGTTCGTATATCGGCTAGCTGTGTTTCAATCGCTGCTATGATTTGTTCCCTGATTGTCATTCAAGCCTGCTCAATTCGTAATCAATTTCGTGAATGATGCGTTTATGGAGCCTTACACATGCCTTCTTTTCAACCGCTTCGTATATAGGCGGATTGCTGAGAATATCCGGGACACGAGGGCCAAACTTTTCATGGATGGGCAATCGATATTTTTTCCCGAACTTAGCCCAGGGCAAACTGGAACTTGCCTTACTCCTATACGGTGGTTTCTCTCTGCTAAACACTCCCTTGTGTCCGCTTTTCATTGTGGCGATAACGGCCCCCTGAAAAAGGGTTCTGCGGTTTCCCTTTTTAATCTGAACAGTCACGCCCTTATTCGTCGCGTTGGCTTTATAGTGAATCAGGCCAAGCGGCTTCCCGGTTGACTTTACAAGTGCTGAAGAAGAAGCAATGGAGGCCTTCTTTGTGGTAAAAGTAGCCTTGATAACCTTCGCTGTCGGCGTTATAACCGTTCGGATTTCCTTGACTGCATCGGTTACTACCCCACTCAACACGCGGTTGATCGCTCTCGTTTTAACTTTAGGCACAGCGTCCTTGACATCTCCGAGCATAAGATATGCTCTTTGAAGATCCCCGGAATCTATGTCAACGTTCAAATCTAGGCCGGCCATCAAATCACCTGTACTTTAACGAATCTTCCATCATTTCCAAGGGGGGTCTGAACTGTATAGGTGTCATCCCCCACGGTGAAGACATCGCCCCGGTTCGGTTCGTTTGTAATCTCGGAGATAAGCGTCTCAATTGTGATTCCATGAGCGTATACCTCAGTTTCAAAGCCTCCGGGCTGCAATTCAACATCACGAACAATGTCGACATGACAGGAAACGGCAACACCGCCCGAAGGGGTAAAAGTTGCCTCTCCGAACTTCGTGAATATATCAACAGCCGCTTTTGCGAATATCTCTTCGCTAGTCATAAAGGATATTCCCCTCATCCGAGCGCAACAGATTGCCATCATCCGAACGCAACGGTTCGGCGGATATCTCCACAAGTTCAAGCGTAGGCATCCAGACCGCTTCCAAAACTATATCTCTCAGGATCGGGCTTTCAATCATCGCTACACCTGTAGGATGAAAACAGCCGCGTTATATGTTTTCGCCGCGTCATAACTCACAGGGGTAAGCCTGATTGAATCAGCATAACCCTCGAACTGTACGGCAAGCGGCCCGCTAACCAGATCTATTGTTCCAAGCGATACATACCCCGTAGCGCCGGGGGTTCGGATTGATATATCCATCGTCCCGGCTGTCGGAGTTGCACTGACATCGACTTGAACTTGATGCTTGTTTGCTCGTTCGTATCCAGCTAGATCGATAGTCTGAGCGCCATCGGCCTGAGTCTTTCCATTCAGTTTAAATGTTCTATACATGGCCTACCTCTTAGGTAAAGTCGTGGACTCTGTACGCAATCTTGACCGTTACGGGACTGTCACCGGTAATAGACTCGCCGGTTGCCATTGAGAGTACCAGTGGCACATTCGCGAGCATGGTATAATCAGCAGACAGTGGAGACACAAACAAGATCGTATCTGCTTCCTTCGCCAGAAAATCAGCCAAGTCAACCGCTTCAGATACAGCCGTTCCTGAATCGTCGGTTTCGCGAATAGTTAGAATCCCGTTATTCGCATAAGCAGCGGAGCCATAATCCAGGAACATGACAGCGCTTATAAACTCGATTGCCGTCCCTGCACCTAACTCACCCACCAGCTCTTTCTCGGTGGCATTTAGTGCCAAGAGTTCCTCAGAAGTTACCTCGACCGTCGCATACTGGATCGTATCAGCAGCGAGTTTCGCAGAAGTCACGCTTGCATCCAAAATCTTTGCAGTTTCAACAGCGTTAGCAGCGAGTTTTGCGGCGGTAACAGCAAGATCATCGAGCTTTGCCGTTTCAACACTGGCAGCGCCAAGATCAGCCGCAACTACGGTTCCCGGAATGATCGCTTTCGGTATCAGCATAACCTTGATCGTGGCGGTTAAGCCTGAGGAGATAACCTCAAGCGCAATACCGAAGGGGCCTTCGGAGCTGTCAAGATCAAGCGGTGTATCCTTGTCAGTCCAATAGAGCAGGTCGCCGACTGCGACAGCCGTATTCGAGCCTCCGTCATGAGCCTTTACCGACAGGTCAAAAACGCCTTGAGTCTTCACGCTCGCATTGTACGGGCTTACCGTACTTGCATCTTTTAAGAGTACGCAGGGAAGATAATCCCCAACAACAAAAGCCTCCCCAGACACGGCACCGGTTATGGTGGGCATGGTCATGTTCACGCCATCTTCTATGTAGTTTGTAGCCATCGTTTTATCTCCTTATTTTAGGTTTTAGCCCCGGCCACCTGGACCGGGACTGTTGATCTTTTAGTTACCGTCGTTGAAATACAGACCCCTGTAATCCAGAGCTTTCGCACCGGCATCGATACGAACTTTGTATTCGACACCATCAACACTCCAGCCCTGTTTGGTCTCCGTGTAAGGTTTCTGCTCCCCATTCAGGAAAAAGATGGTAATGGTTTTTCCCTTACGTGCGGCAAGATACCAGGCAGCGGCATCGTCGTCGTCAAGCCTTCCCTCGTATATCCGGGTGAAATACTTCCCGGAATAGGGATTGACACGGGTTGAGGCAAAACTGGAATCTGTGGCTACGGTACTGTTATCCACAAATTTATCAGACATGAAAAAGACTTCCGAAGTGCCTTCAAGTGCTTTAGGGGCAAGGAGAAACACAGGCCGGATATTGAGCCTTCTGAGAGACTGAAGATCTTTCTGTGTCCCCATGGCAAGAATACCAGCAGCGATAGTGGCGATACCGGGAGCGGCACCGGCAGCATTATCGACAAAGTTAGCGTGGGTGGCATGGAACAGGGCAACATCGTCACCCATAGCAGCGTTCGCGGTCAAGACGTCTATGGGAAGATCCCCAACTTTCCGGGCTGCGGCTTCTCCCATCCCCATGAATTTCGAGGTAATCGCGTTCAGGTCATCGTTGATGATCGACTGACGGGAAATTGCGGCCAGCTTGCCATAAGTTACGATGCTGTAGCTCTCCTGGGCTTCAGTCCGTTTGCCGTATTTGTATTCGACATCTTCCGGTATCTCTTCAAGGTCGGTAAACTCGGATACTCTGGGGCTGTAATTGGTCTTGAAATCACTGACCGAACCGGTGGCGCACCATTGCTGCCATGTCTCTTCCGCGTCTTCCCATCCAGTCCACAGACTCTTGTTCGCTACGTTCGCCAATAGATAGGGAAAATCGGAAGTCGTAAGTGCACGGCCTACCATTTGGAGGGCAGAACCGCTCGGTGACTGGTTGGAAAGTACAAGAGAATGACGTGCAAACTCTACCAGCGAATAACCAGCAAGGTCTTGCGCTCCGGGTGCCACCTTCTCCATGTCAACAGGCATCCCGGACCTGATCATGATTGCACCTTCGGCGGCTGCTCTGAACTTGTCAGTTTCATCCAGTCCGATGGTTGCGCGTGCGCCGGGTTCGGGAACCTCGGGATCTTTCTTGTTTTTCTCGATGAATTCCATAATGGCAATTCGGGCAGCTTCCACGCCTAACCCCTCGACTTCGGCTCTTTTCGTATCGGGAAGTTCAAAGCGAACACACATGGAGTTGATTTCTTTCACTCTTGCGCGTTCTGTCTGCAATGTTCTTGCCGTGAGCGCCTCTTCGTCAACAGGTTCCGGGGTTACAGGTTCCGGGGTTACGGGAGGGACGGCCCTCTCAAGATCCATGCCGTCAAGATAGGCAAAAGCCTCGTCCTCGGTTGCCTTAGAATCAAGGCCACATCGTTCCAAAAATTTTCTCAGTTTTTCGTTCATTGGTTTTATCTCCTTTGGTTGATTTGCGGATCTGGCCTTTGCCCGTTCGTCGGCACCGATAGGGCAAATACTCAATTCCTTTGGTATCCATTTAGTTGATACTCTCATTGGGCCTTCAAACTCGCGGCCTTTGATTGTTTGTTTCTCGCCGGCGGGAATAAAGACAGACTCAAGAACACGATACCCGACTGAGAAATCAGTCAAGTGGCCCTCTCTAACCTTTGTCCAGGGGCCTTCCGCCTCCTCTACGCTTGAGAAAAACACACGCCCGATAAGCGAGTCGCCCTCTATATTCATCTCTCGGTATGACCCAAGAACGCCCTCAGTGTTCCAGCGCATGTGAGTATCCAAGAGAGGCATTTGTTTAGTTTTGGGAATCTGGCACCCGGCCATCAGCAGAACTTCGTTGATAACCTCCCAATGTTCATAATCGAAAACTTCACAGGGATTTTCAGTCGATGCGATTACTTCAACACTCCGGGCCTCAGCATCAATAGTTGAGGGAGCTTCAGCTCGGATTGATATAGACCGATAAGTGAGGTCTGATTTAATTTCTGGTTCTTTCGTTTTCTTAAGCATTTTTTATCCTCACTACGTTTCCAAGGTTTTTCTGGCCCTCAACGGCTTTAGGATTATTGGCAAGTGCGGTTGATGTGTTTTGAGCTGGGGCAAGATCGTTCTCTTCTTCCCACTCCTGCCATTGTTTGATTTCCTTGATAACCTCCTCAGGGTCACGGCCTCGCGCCCTGATATTCTCCTGTGGACTTTCAAGGTTGTTGTTTATTGCTTCGATATGAGCCTTCGTTTCTCTCAGTGGGTCAATGGAAGCCATCCCCGGCGGTTGCCATTCGCAACTTCTCAGTGGGTAGGGATTTGCAAAATAGTTTGGAAAATCCAGCTTGCCTGCCACCACGGAATAATCAAAGAATGAATTGATTGTGGGCGTGCAGAAGTGCCGGATGTGTCGGATAATGATAGGCCGGAGATAAAAAGCAAAGTCATTCCTTGCCGTTCGTGCAGTTGAATAGTTAAGACCCTGATAATCACCTGATAAGATTTCATAGGGAATCCCGGTTGTTATGCTCATCATGCAAAGGATAAGGCGCACAAACGGGGGAAAATTACTGCCAGGCCGTGGATTAGTGGCAATTTCAACGCTTTCACCGGGGTTCAGGTATTCGATAATTGCGTTTTCAAGTTCGTCTATGTATTCGGTTTCGTTGTTGCTGTTCTGTTCAGTGGTAAGGTTGAGCTGCTTTCCCGTTGGACTGTCTGACTTTACAAACGCGAGGTACTTTGCGGCCATTTTCGCGGCATCAATTTCAGCATCCATGTAATCTTGAAGATCATGAGCAAGCAGGACACCGGGTGAAAAGGGCGAAATACCCCTCAACTGTCCGGGTCGGAGGGTTTGAAAGCCATGAATCACGTCTTTTCCTTCTATCCGGATCGGCTTCCCCCACGAATCCGGGTCTGTAAAGTGATAAGCTATAACCTGCCCGGTCATGCGATCGTATTCGATGCCCTGGTAAATGTCGGCCTTCGGTTCGTTAGGTTTATAGATTCCGGTCTGTCCGTAGCCGCGGTCGTGTTGAGTCGTTAGCCAGTCAGCTTCATAGGCTTGCAGGCAAAACGGGATGAATCTGTTTTCGTTGGGACGGTATCGTTTAATCAGAAAAAACTCGCCAGACTCAACCTCTTGCCGCTTGTCAAGCTGCATTAGTTCATAAAAATGTAGCTTTTTAGCTACGTCGGCTTCATCGGCCCACCACGCAAAAGCATCTTCGGCCTTCTGGATTCGCTTTTTGTCGAGTGTCCCATCCGCAGTTTTGATTTTGCTCTGAAATGTGATCCCTGCGCCTACGGTATAATCAACAATCCTGTTGGCGGCATTGGCAAAATAAGGAAAATCCCTCACCAATTGCCGGACTCTTGCCCGGACATTCGCAGAAGATGAACCGATAATGTCATTAACATTCTGGTTTGCGGGTGACCACGCGCCTGTCATCCGGGTAGTTTTTGCGGCTGCGTACTGAGTGGAACGAGAGGAGGAGGAGGCCCGGAGTTTGCTAACTTGTCGGAGTCGGATGCGGTCAACACTCCGGGCCAAGGCACGGGAAGGAGAAAGGGTTTCTATTATTTTATCTACTGTGCGGGAAATCATGTTTTAGACCTCCCGCCTTGTTTTGCATAAGCGCGAGGCTGCACAACTCCGAGTTCTCTTTGCATGAGTGCCCGAAGGGTTATGAGTTTGTCGTAATCCTGCTCACGGTATCGGATGAGTTTGTCGGCAATAGAAACCTGGATGACTGCATCTCCAGTTGACAGAGAAACAATCGCCGCTTCGATGTTTGTTAAATCAGAGGTAGTAAATGCCATGCGGAATTATAACCCGGCTTTATGGCGGAATTGGTCTTTACCGATAAACAGGGCATCTTTGCGGGTAAACAAGGGCATCTTTGCGGGTAAACAAGGGTCTTTATGCTTGACAGGGTTTCAATAAAGGGTTTCCCCTCACTTCTTCTTATGCCTGTCCAGTTGCCGTTTCGGTTTCTTCGCCACGGGTTCGGGAATTGGATCAATCCCCGTGCTTAAAAGCCTTTCTTTGTGCCATGCGTCTGCCAGTTCGGTGTCCGAATCCCATGTTTTTTCGTTAATCTTCTTCGCCGGGTAGCCACAAAATCTAATGAGGTAAAGCATTGTTGACTCCGATCTCCTTTCATAAGCACAAATCTCTTTCATTCCTATTAGTCTTGCCATTACCATCTTCTCCTTTTTGGTTGTGACCTCTGTGGATGAGGTCTGGGTTTACTGTTCGGCTTCTGGGGTGCGTCGGCTTGTAAATCGATGTAGGGCAAGCCCGCCCGGATAGCGGCTGCATAACTGTAAACGCTACAATCTAGGACTTCATTTCTTTTATTTCCCCTGACGTTGTGCCACTCTTTTACCGGGTATCCTTTGATAAATCGGGTGACTAATTTCTCCGCTGTAAGCTGTTCATAGAATTCATCGTCAAGGCCGATATATGTATGGATTCGCCCCGGCCCCGGTTCGTTGATTTTCAGTCGGGCATATAAGGTTGCTTTCGCCGTGTCGGTTCCTACCGGCCACATTTCAACACCATTTTCTATTTTCTCCCCCTTCCATGTTAAATCCTGCTTTGTGGGAATACCGGTGACCGGCTTCCCCGCTGTTGACATTCCCTTGAGTGCAAAGACTTGAGGCCCCCTGGTACGGCAATAATGACGCACGGCCTGTGTCGTGGCTCCATCTCCTGCATCTATCCCGGATGATAAGACGTGCATCTGAACGCCGGAGGTATGGGGGAAGGCTCTACCGATTAGTTGGTCGTGCTGCTCCCACACGTCATCGTGCATCGGGTCGCCCGGTATCTCTATGTGATAAATCAACCACTGTTCTTCCCCGTGTCCATACCCCCAGATTGATATCGCCAGCCGATTATGCTGTACGTCTGTACCGGATGATAAGAACTTGACACCCGCCGGGACTGTAAGGGGTTGGTAGGCTTCAGCGCGGGCTTTGATTGTTACCCATTCGGGACGCTCCCCTTTTTCCTCATAGGGTTCCGACATGAAACTATTGAGCCACGTTTTATATTTCTCTGGGTTTCCCCGGCGAAGGTCAGGCACGGCTTCAACATATTTCTGGGCGATATATTTCCAGTCATTAATCCAGCCAAGCGGAGTCACTAAAGCGTTGTATTTATAACCATGGACTTTTCGCTCTGGGAAAGTGTGAACATAAATCCCGGCTTCTGACATAGCTGGTTTATCAGATTCATTGACTCTTTCGTGGCAAAACTCGCACTGATACCAAGCATCCGTGACTATTCCATCAGCACATCGATCAAACTTCACTCCGAATTTAGCATCTGTACCGCCCCACTTGAGATATTGAAACTCGCCACAATGGGGACACGGAACACTGAAAAGGCCCTGGCTGGAATGTTCGAAGGCTCTTTCAATGTTCGAAGTGTCTTTATTGGTCGTGGTGCTGTTGATAAAGACCTTCCGACCGGGGAAGGATCCTGTCCTTCTGTCGGCCAGTTCCTCCGGTGAGCCCTCGCCCTCAATGTCAATTTCAAAACC